GGAAGTTTATTATATTCTTTATGAAGAAAACAGCGAAATTTTTGGATAAAATCAAAAACTTAAAGAGGAGGTGAATAAAAAATAAAGGAACAAAAATAATAATTAAAATTAAATATAATCAAACAAGGAGAGGGAATCTTAAGAATGAGTAAAATGAGTAAGTTTCTAGCTTTTTGTAAAAAGAAAAATATTCGATTTACTATCATAACTACTGGAACTATTATAGTGTATGCCAATATTGATTTGCAATGATGTTTCATTTCTGCCAAACAATATAATAATAAATAAAAACCTAAATTTATATGAATCAAAAGGTATGTTGCCAAACAACCTTACAGTGAAAGGAGATGCTGATTTACGAAATTCTAAGATCAGCGTTATTCCAGGAGATTTGGTAGTATGTGGAAATCTTGATCTAAGATATTCTGAAGTTGAGGTTTTATCAAATGGTATGTTTGTAGGGAAAGATCTTGATATACGGAATACAATGATCAAAGAGATTCCAGATGACATTGTTGTCAGAGGAATTTTGTATACTGATATTAAATAACAACCACTTTAAATTAATAAAATCAACTTCAATTAAACTAAATATTATGTGCCTAGCCAACTAAGATAATTAAATTCTTAGTTGGCTAGGCAAAAATGGAGATAGGATGTTTAATTTTTTTACTTAACAAAATAAAAAAATCTTTATCAATATCTGAGACATCAAAGATTATAGATACTTTAACATTTACAGTAATAATAATAATGATAGCAATATTTTTGTTTGTAATAAATACTATAAACTTTTTGAAATTGATTTAGTAATAAAAGAGGATTAAATGAAATTTGATATTAAGATTGATCAAACTACCTATTCTAGTGATAACTTAGAATGTTTAAGTAAAAGTGAACTAGAAAATCTAAGTGAAAAAATAAGAATTTTGTTGATGAAGATTACCAAACTAATATCAAAAAGAAAAACAGAAAGTGGAAAAAATAAAACTAAAGATAGGAAGCTACTAAAAACATTAGTAATAGGATCTGAAAATATTAACAAATATTATCTTATTCGAGATGCTATCTTATCATCCTTGTTTGATATATCTATGATTATATGCAGTAATGATAAAAATACTGTAGATCTTTTAATAGAAAAATTTGCTAGAAAAAATGAAATCCCATTAAAAAAAGTAGATTTAAAAAATTTCAATATCTTTGATGTTGACGCTTTAATTGCTATTTGGGATGGTAAATCAAAAGAAGTTAAAAATATAATTGATAAACTAAAAGAAGAAAAAAAGAAAGTAGTTACTATGGAACCTTTAGTATAATTATAAAAAAGGAAAAGCTATGAAACTAAAATGGAAGAACTATCTAAGAAAAATATTTCCGTTTTTATTTATTAAATGCTCGTCAGGGAACTATCATTGGAGATATGAAAAAAGCAGAGTTTGTTTATGCAACAATGATTTTGATTTGCTAGATATGAAAACAGGAAATAAATATGTTTTGAAATCTAGATATGATTATGCTACAGAGCTTATAAAAAAAATGAGGCTAAAACATCAAAATAACAAAGTAAATGAAAGAACTATTGAATTGTTATCTAAGTGGCAAGTTGGAGGAGATTAGTTTTTTTGAAATAACAAAATATGATTAAAGAGGAGATATGCTTTGAATAATATAAAACTAACTGAAGAAGAAACCAAAAACACAGATCAACATAATGAACTGTTCTTTTTGGTTAATCAAAAGAAAGACATAGTCAATGATAGAGAATTATTTTTATATTGCTCTGGTTGCAATAAGTTTACTCCCCATGTATCGGTAAAAACTACATATGATGATGGAGACGAGTGCTCAATCTGTAAAAACATAACCTATAATTCATTTGTTAGATGTACAAATTGTGGATGGGGAAAAGAAGAAATTGATGAAATCCCATCTGATAATATTATTACGATTAAACAAAAAATTAACGAACATTTCAATGAAAATAATTATGAAACTGAATATGAAATTAAATGCCCGATTTGTAATACCATTTTTACTTATTTTGATATCTAATAATCTAGTTTAAAAAGATCAAATAATAATAGAACAAAAACTAAAATTATGTCAATATCATTAGCAACTAAAGGAATCATTGCACCGCAGGATATAACACAAGTTTCTGGCGGTGGAGTAATTATTAGAGAAGATTCTGCACCGAAAGGTAGAATTAAAATAAACAAAGTTTACTTAGATGATAAGAAAGAAAACAAAACAAAAAAGATAACAGTGAAAAAAATAGAATAGCTTAACATAACACTATTCTATTTTTTTTGTTTAAATTTTCTAAAATAACTAACTATTTAGATTTTATAATAATAAACAGAACAAATTTTTAAAATATAAAATTAGGTAGAAAAAATGGAAGAATCAAGTAAGGAAACATGCATTAAAATTTTAGCAAAAGCTTTAACAAACTTTATTAAAGAAGGGAATGGTATTGTTGTAAATATGGATAACAAAAGCTGGCTAGTTCAAAAAGAAAATTCAATAATAAGAATAACTAAAAATTTAGATGCTTCCATGAAAAACGGAACTATAATAAATACTATAGATTTAAATCAAAGGTTCCTTCAATAAAAGGAGTAACTAAATGAAGTTAAATTTAACAGAGAGTAGAACATTTACGATAGAAGTTGACATTCAAAATTTAGATATCAATAGCTTAGTTGGATTTTTAAGATTGAGAATAAATAATATTGAATATGGGTTTCCGTGTAATATAACAGAGTCCGAAATAACGTCTGAAATTCTTCCTTTATCAGAAATAGTTAAAAATCATAAATTTTTTGATGGAGAAAAAATAGAAGCTAAATTAGAAGTATTTCATATAAATAAAGAATCAAATGAAGGATATTATATAAAACCATGGGAAGGGCAGTTCACAATCAATTCTGGTTTAAAAATTGAAGCTAAAGCTGCCAAGTTAGTTCCCAAAGAAAACAGAATTATTAAAATAGAACAAGATGAAACTCCAAAAGAAATTGAAAAACCAGATTTTAGTGATATAAAAAATACTGTAAAAAATGCTTTAGATGATATGTCTGATCTTAATGAAGATTTACCAGAAGAAGATTACGGAGTGAAAAAAGGAAAAAAAGAATTACTTATTGATGATGAAGATGATAAAAAAGAAGAAGATTACGGAGTGAAAAAAGGAGAAAAAGAATTACTTATTGATGGGGAAGAAGACGAACTACATAATGAAATAAAAGAAACAGTGAACTTGTTAAAAAGAAAAGAAGAAAAAGAACGAAAACTTCAAGAAAAGAAACAAAAGAAAGAACGAATGAAAATAGCTAGATATATAATGGAAACTTACAGAAAAGAAATTATACTTATATCTAGTAAAGCTAAAAACAAACAAGAAAGAAAAAAGATAATTAACAAATTTATAGATGAGAAAATTTCAAACATGAAAAAGTTGCCAGTGACGGAATCAAAAAGTATTAATAAGAAAAGGGATATTACAGAGGAAGATGTTTATAATTTAATGAAATCATTGGGAACATCCAATAAAAGGGTACAAAATGTTTTATTAGAAAAAGCTAAAAGCGAATCTAAAACAGATGAATGGGCAGATGTTTATGATAAAATTTATGAATATTTAACTAAAAAGAATTATGTTAAAGTAGATCAATCCTCATTATTATATTTAGCTAATAGGAAAGAATTGGAAAATAAGAAAAAATAATATTTTTAAACTAAGTTATTTTTGTTAATGAAATAATGTAATAGAAAATAAAAGAGGGAAAACTAATGAAAGCTTACTTGTCCACAGATAAAGATGGATGTCTATTATTATCGTATAAGCCTCCGCATAGGGATCTTGTTACGGATAGATGGGTTAATGATAAAGAAGAGGTTATTGAATATGTAACACTAGAAATTGATATTGATACATCTTTGTTGCCTTTTTTAAATTGGGAAAATAAACCAATTCAAATTCAAGTTCCTCCGCCTCCAAAAATGACAAATATACTTTGTAATACTAAGCAATAAAAAATAAAAATAAAGGATTTGTTATGGATATAATTAATAGAGTTGAATCCCTTTTTGATAGTTTTCCAAAAGAAAAACAAGCATGCTTTATAAATTTAAGCACAGAAATATTCAACAGACTGAGTTCAATAGATATTTACTTTGATGAAATTATTTATGTTTTTAAAACTAAGCAATCGTATGAAGAACCTCAATATGATTTTTTAAACCATACTTTTCCAAAAAGTATGTTTCCATTAAATACAAATGTATGTTATGATATAGATAAAAGAATTGAATATCTTTATCATAAAATTAGATCTAAATTAGAGAAAGAAGGATTTTTTATACCGACTGGTGTTCTAGATTTGAGAACCTTAGTTCTTTTTATGACAGATATATTTAGAGTACCAATTTATGTAAATAAATCAAAGATAGAATATAAAAAACTTAAAAATGCAGACATTGATAGCGGTATACGATACCTGACTAATACAAAAAATTATCTAAAAGTATGCGACCAAAATATGTCAAATATTTTTCATTCGATTCTTGATAGGTATAGAATAAATAGAATAGTTTTGTTTGATCAAAATAAACAATGTCTCATTGACACAGTTCTTAAAATATGTACTGCATTTGGTATTGATATTAAAGATTTAGAAGAATGCTTATAGAAAGGAATAACATAATGGAAATTATAGATTTTGCAAAAAAGTTTGTTTCAGAACCAGAGCCTGATTTGTATATAGGTTTAGTTTTTGTAACTGAACTTTACTTAAGACTTATCAAACAAAAACTACCAATCACTGTTAATAACGTAACAAAACTAAAAGATGAAATATTAAATGATCAAATATATGAAATTATAGAATTAGATATAGACGGTGAAGAAAAAAATAAAAATGTAAAAGAAGTAGCAAACAAATATATAAAACAGGTAATAGAAGATTGTTTTAAAGAAATCTTAAACTTGATTTCACTAGACAAATAAAATCCAGAAAAATTAGTTAAGTAAAAAAACATGGAGAGCATACAATGAGCAAGTTCAAAGACTTATTCCCATGTGATTCATATGATATACAGAAAAACAGAGAAGAGATAGAGGCTTGTAACTTATTGTATTCGAGTAAAAAAGAAAATTGTGAGATATGTAACGAACTAACTAATTATATAGATGAGTATTATTTTGTTTTTATTTGCTCAGAAGAATGCAGATTAGAACTTTATAAAAATTCTGTATTTAAAATTAAAGATGGGTGAAGTACGTGTAATAAATTTTGTGGAACAGAATGTTCAAAAAATACTTTTATGAAATAAAAAGGGAGATATTATCTAAATGTCAGAATGTAAAAAATATAACTGTAAGTATGAAGATTCTGGGTTTTGTAAAAGATTTCCTTCTCTTGTTAATATTGCAGCCAATAGCGAAGCTATATGGCCTCCGGCAGTTTCTTTATGTGGAGAGTATAAAGAAGAAAAAAAGGTTAAGCCAATAAATGAATATGATTATCCAGAAAAAATAAATGAACAAAATTAAAATCAGGAATCATATTAAGTAATGTCTAATAATAAAACAAAAAACAAAGAAAAAATAAATTGGGATCGAATAGAAAATAAAATAAAAAAAGAATTAAAAGATAAAGAAAACAGTAAGCCTTTTTTGAACATAGACGGAAATGTTTTCTATAAAAATGAATTTTCTGAGTTTTCTGCTTTATTATTAGAACAAGAAATGCTTACTTTGTTTTCAAGAGGGGAATGTATTACTACTTCTTGGGATACATCAAACGGTATATTATGGTTTTTAATAAAAAATATTACACATTAAAGGACTATTATGAGAAATGATCTTGACGTATTAAAAATTGATCAGAAAAAGCTAGAAGAAATTTCAAAAATTATCAAAAAAGAATTTGGATGCAATTCACAAATAATATCAATGAATGAAGTTGTTATTTCACAAGATGTTATTGAAACTATCGGACACGCATCAATGAAAATATTACAATCATATTTTGTTGAAAATGATTTAGTTAATGTTCCTCCTCAAGAAGCGTATGCGAGAATAATGAGTGAGTATGATGAATATTTCTTTTTTGGTGATGATGGCAGATTATATATTTGTGTTGATTTGGTAGATTATCATTTTATAACTATACCAAAAGAAAAATGGAAATTTATCAAACCTGATATATTACATTAAAAAAAGAGGTTTTAAAATGAAAAGAAAAATCAAAGAAAGCTACATTAGCAAAACTGTTGACGCTTTTATAGATAAAATAATAGAACAAGAAGATGTTAAGATTCCAGTTAAACATCCTGGTATATTAGAGGTACCTGAAGGCAAAGATGTGGAAGATTTACCTCTAACCCATTTCAAAAAACTAATAAGGAAAAAAGGCTGGGAAGAAATAAGCAAAGCTTTGATAAACTTAAAAGTTTGGAACAAAGAAAGAGACCCAAAACTTTCAAAGTGGGCAGATAATACTCAAGAAAAACTAGCAGATTGGGTTGAAAAAGAAAGAAGCGATAACCCAGACTTTGCAAAGTAATTATGGATTTATTAGAAATTTATCTAAATTTTTTATCTGAGAAAGATATTGAAATTCCTTATGGGGACGAACCTCTAGGTGTAGATGTAGATAGCCCAATTAAAATACTAAAAAAGAAAATCAGAAAAGGGAAGAAAAAATGGAATTGGGTATCTAAAAAACTAACTGCTTTATATATTTATAATAAAAACAAAAATCCAGAAATTGCTAAGAAATGGAAAAGAAAAAAAGAACGATTAACAAAATGGATTGAGAGAAAAAGAAAATCAGATCCTAATTTTGGTAAGTAAATGAAACTAAATCAAATTACTAAAATAAACGTTAAGAAAATATCAAACGTAGAGCTTGTATCTTTGCATAGAAGATGCCATCAATTATGGGCAACATATAGGAAATATAGGCAAATAGACAATGATTTCGAAAAGTTTATTATTGATGTGCATAATATTTTAGTAAACGAAATGATAAAACGAGGGATAAAACATAACTCCCCTCTAGATTAGAAGGTTAATAAAAATGGGAAAGACTTATAGACAATCAAAGTATGATGAATATGATTATACTAACAAATATAAAAAAAAGAAAAAGAAAAAGAAAAACAAATTTAAAAACATGAAAACTAGTTTTAGAAGGAATTCAAATGATATTGACTTCTACTAAATTAGTTATAGAACTTCAATTTTATTTTTACAAGTTTCTAATGTCATCAAGTTTAAACAAAAACGAAGTTCCTTTTCCAACTACATTTGATGATTCTTATTTGATTGACAACCATAAAAAATCATTTATCAGGTTGTTATTTGATGATACATATATCCCAGATTCAACTTCTTTTAATTACTTATATATTGAGGTTGATAAAGAATCATGGCCTCAATTTGTAAAAAATAGATTATGTATATATCCAGTATCTGGAAAATATTACATACCAGATTCCACTGGAGAAAACTTGTTTAACTTAAAAACTGATGATCTTTTACTATTAACTAGGCTATTACAATTTAGAATAACAGGGACTATTAATATTTCAGACATTGATTATAATATACTTAGTACAAAATTATCTAAAATGATTTATTTATATTTAGATTTGAAAGTAAATAGAAATTATCTTTTGTATGATAATACAGATATCATATCTGAAACTATGATAGAACATTGTTTTGAAGTATATTTGACAGAGCACATGTTCAAAAATATATCTTAAATAAAGGCAGACTTATTATGGACTACATAAATTTAACCGAAACATATTTGTATTTTATCAATGAAGCTAGTCTATCTGATATTTTTGAAAAAGCTAAAAAGTTTGTTACAAACATGGCAGAGAAAATATTGTTAGGCAGTATTGAAATAAAAAACGCGGTTATTGCAGCCGAAGTTGGTGGCCTAATTGGTTTAATATTATTAAAATCAAGAACTGAATCACGTCCAGCTATTGTTAATAGAGTGGAAGCAATTAATTTTGCAGAGACTTTTGAAGGGCTTACCGCCCGTGGAATTATAGATAACTTAAGCCAATATTATGCGTATAAAGGAGCTTTTATTGCAGTACTTATTGTGTTGATGGCAACCATAGCACTTAAAAAATATAAAAGTAAAGAGAAATCTAAACAACATGTATTAGCGAGTTTAAAGAAAAATATGTCGAAACTAGATAAAGAAAATAAAAATATTATAAAACATGCTATAAATATATTAGAAAAAAGAGGCTAGAATTGTTTAAACTATCAGATTTTTGGAATATTTTTAACGAATTAAAAGGCGATAATGAACCTGGAAACCTAGACGAAAGATTAGTTGCCTTATGTCAATCAGAGCGTGTTAGGGCAAGAAAATTATTTGAATCTACTTTGGATCAAATAAGTTTTGCATCCCCTGACTATAGACGACTTAGAAAATTTCTAATCGATTGGTATGCTGCACATAAAACAATCACTGCCACTCAAAGAAATATCTCAGAAATTTCTTTAATTCCGCCCAGTCATGTTGATGAACTATTCAGAAGTTTTGGGTTTGATTATTCGCCTCAGATTACGTCTTTTGTGAATAAAGTAAATTTCTTTTTTGATTTAGTTAATTTATATAAAAAGAAAGGAACTCCCTCATCTATAAAAGATGTTTTATCATATTTTGGCATAGGCAATGTTGATATAGTAGAATATATGCTACAAAAAGATGAGAACGAAGATTTAGTATTTCAAGGAATTTTAACAAACAAGATTTTTGCTGGGTCACCAGAACCTCAAATCAGAGCATTGCCTTATAATTCTGTCATTGAAAATGATTCTCATTGGTTTTATAAAGAAGAAGAAATACATAGGCTAATTCAAAAAAATAAAATAAACTTGCCTTCAAAAACGCCATATTATGCAATCAGACCTCAATATCAAGTTGGTCAATTAAATCTTCCTATTTTATACATGAAACGAATTGTTAGTGATTATTATAATGAATGGTTATTAAATGGAACAATTCAACCAAGAAAGTTTGATTTAAGTAAACTAAATATTTCTGTAAATATTCTTGATTTGCTTTTAATTGCAGATTATGTATTTAACAAATATTACGAGATAACTCAAGGCTCGCTTGGTCCTGATTTTGAAATATACAACGGACCTGATCCGGTTGCAGATTATAATGTAGTACAATCTGTATATAATAATATTATAAAGTTGCCTGCAACAAGAGACGAAAAGAAAAATCTATATGATCAATATTTTGATTTATTTTCTAGACCTTTATCACAACATTTCTTACCAGATAAAAATTCTGCTGGAGATTTGTTACAACAAATCTATCCAGAGTTATATAACTTATGCGATTCTTGGTTTTTATCAAACAAAAGTGATGAATTAATAACAAGTTTGATAGAAGATTTAGGCAGATGGTTACGTGATAATACAGATTATAATATTCCAGAATTAGCAATCGTTAGTCTTGGATTGCCTGGATTATATGATCTGTTGCCAGTAATTAATTTCTTTAAACCATATAGATCTAGATTTATAGCTTTAGAGCTAGAATATGTAATTAATAATGCTTTGATGGATTCTATTCGATTAGATGATAACCTGGCGATTGAAGGTTCATTTAGTTTTTGGGATATAATAGTTGCCGACTCTAATCCTTGTTGTTTATATCCAGGTTTAGATTGTCATGAAGGACCAAGTTATCATCCTCGTGATATGTACGATTGCGGCTCTTTTTACGATGTTGGCGCTGCTTTTGATAAAGAAGTTGATATTGAAATCAAACAAGAAATCCAAGATTCGATTGGATGTTTAACCCCTCCTATAAATCCCCAATATACAATCCATTCAGGATATACTCTGTCTGGTGGCGGTCAAGTTGAATATTGTTATCAAGATTGTGGATGGCTAGATTTTGATAATGGTGGTTTATTTGATTGCACATATGGCAGAGATATATGTCAGATTATAGTTCAAGATGTCTCACCATAATTGGTATTAAATATTTATACTAAAAATAACTAATATGTAAATAATCTACATCTATTAAAAATCAGAACAAATTATAAAATTTATTTAAACAAGGAGATACTTATAAATGATGTATAAAGGATTAGCAGATTATATTGAAAAATCATTAGAAAAAAATACTAGTATTTATGACATGTTCCATTCTGCAAAACAAAAATATGGGTATCCAAACAATTTTAAACAATTTCAAGAGTATATACGAGGTGTAAAAAAGAGACGAAAATTATCTTATAAAGTAAACTATAACTCAGAAAACAAAATAAAGAAAGATGTTGATTTATTTTTAGAGGTTTTATCATCTACGGATAGCATACCCTTAACAGATATATGCAATAAGTTTGATTGTTCCCCTAAAATAATAGAAGAATTTATTGCATATCATAGATCCAAGGGTGTAGAAATAGTTTCAACAAACGATATAATTGGATTAGCTAATAAAATAAAAAGAGTTGATAAAGTTGAGTTGCTAAATGATCCACTTGAGGAAAAAGAAATAATATTTGGAGTGGCCTCTGATTTGCATTTTGGATCTAAACATGTTCAAATAACCGCTTTAAATAAGTTTTGTAATATTTGTAAAGAAAAGGGTGTGAAATACATATTTAGCCCTGGTGATATTACCGCTGGACATAATGTATATCCAGGACAACAAATGGATTTATATGCAATTGGGGCGGAAGCTCAACAAAATTCTGTTATACTAAATTTACCAAAAGGATTTGAATGGAAAATGTTAGGTGGAAATCATGATTATAGTTTTGTTAAAAAGAATGGTCATAATCCGCTTAGAGTAATTGAATATTCTAGACCTGATGTTCATTTTTGTGGTTTTGATACCGCAACTATTTCTTTGTTGCCAGGTGTGGATTTAATGATGTGGCATCCTAGTGGCGGAGTTCCTTATGCAAGATCATATAGACTACAAAAAGCAATTGAACAGATTTCTTTTAAAGAACTAAGTCAAATAGCATCAAGCCAGAAATCAAACCCGTCAATTAGATTTGTTTTATGTGGTCATTTACATATCCAATTACAAGCAATGTTTGGAAGTATTTTAGGGGTGCTATGTGGCGCGTTTGAAGGGGAAACTGGATATCTAACAAGAAAAGGACTTGTTCCGAATATTGGTGGTTATATCATAGAAGCATCACTTGGAAGAAATGGATTACTTAAATCATTTAATACTAAATTCTATGTATTTGAAGAAATAAAAGATGATTGGATTCATTATAACCATGATATTAAAGAACAAAATAATGATTTAACCAGTCCTATTTTTGGAAGTTGGTAATTTTATTATGATTGAAATTATTACTAAAGAAGAATATTTAAGTTACCCAAAAAGTTTTAACAAAATTAAAATAGAACTTGGACAAAGATATGTTTTAAATGAAGATAGAGAAAATGTAGCTAACGATAATTATAATGGATTTGCTCCCGTATATGAGATAGTTGAAATAAACAATCATAAAATTCCTCCATACAAAATAGAAAGGAAAATTGTTAAAATAATAATTTTATAAAAGAGGATAAAACTATGAACCAATCAATAAAAGATTATTGGAAATCAGTAGGAAATAAACTTATCGAAAATATGACTAGTGTGAAAGTATGGATGTTTTTGTTGCCATTTTGTATCTCTACAAAAATATTTTATACAATTATCAAGTTATCTGAAGTTCCTATGGTAATTGATGCGTTTAAGATATGGGCAGAATTTAATGTATCGATAGTTGCTGCTATTATAGTCGTTAGGGAAATATTTAAAGTGGCTAAAATACATAAACTAAATAACGGCGACGCAAAGAAAATTCAACCATAGGAGAATTTTCATGGATATTTTAAAAACTGGAATTGTTGTTGCCATCGGTGCTGGTTTACTTACATATATAGCCAACTGGTGGTTTGGTAGAAAAAATAGTAGCAGAGAGACGAGTATAATTCATAATATATTTCAAAAAGAAAAGAAAGATGAGATTGAATCGTTAACATTGGAACATAATAAAGTTAAAACAGAAATCAAAAAGAAAGAAAAACTATCGACTGAAAGTAAAAAGAAAATAAAACAAACAATAGATAACGCTGCAAAAGAAATAGACAAAATAATAAAAGAAAATAATATTGGAAAAATCAATGAAGAAATACAGAATGATTATGAAGATCTCTAAATATAAAAGTTACATAAATAAAGGGTTATGTTTTATCTTAGTTTTTTCAATTGCAATGTTATTATTTGGATGTGGAGTGAAGAATGTTTCTGCGCCAGAAATTCCATCGTTAGATTTTGAAAAAACAGAACCTTATGTTCTTGATTTAACTCCGATTGAAAATTTAAAACCTGATCCTTTAAAACCAGTTTTTTTAGATGAAAATATGAACCAAATTGATGATCCATATAAAGCATCATATGTTTTACTAACACCTAATGAATATAGTAAAATTTCTGTAATTATAAAAATGGGAGTTGCTTATAAAAATGTTGTTAAAGAGCAAGAGCAATTAGTAAACATAAAGATTGATATCATAAATGCTTTAAAAGAGCATATAGAATTGCAGAGAAAAATTGCAAATTCATATAGAGAATTGTGGATAAATTCTGAGAATTCTTACAGACAAGAAAAACATGATCATAAAGTTGATAATGCTATAAATAAAGTAACTTATTTGGGAACAGTTGGTGGGTTTTTGGTATTTTTATTATTAGCATTATAACTTTTACAAACTAGGTTTTAATTAAGTAATAAGTGTCAATAAAAAGTTTTCTGATTCATAATTTTTTAAGAACAAAATACAAATAATATTTTACGTAAAGGTAAAAATATGACTAACATAGGAACTACAAAGATTGTTTCTGAAGATAACTATGGTGAAGAATGCATTCGAGATCAAGTTTTTGAGGAAGACGCTAATTCAAGGCGGCGCCCAAGAGGAGAGGTTCATGTTTATGAACTAGATCAAAAAGTTAATATTCTAAACAAAGAAGATTTAGACAACATTATTAAAAATACCAAACCAATAATGAAATCAAATCTTGTTGTATATACTGGAAGAGAATGGTTATGTTCAAGAGCAGTTCAAATAAATAATCCAAACATTGATCCAACATGGAATGAACATATTTGTTGGTTTGGTATAGGAACAGGTGGGGCAACAATCGGAGATCCGTTTAATCCAACCCCTCCTATAAATAATGATACCGAATTAGGAAATGTAGTTCCAATTAGTCCATCAGATGGATCGTTGGGAGATTATAGAACATCTCCCGAAACAGGATATTATAAAAAACAGTTTTATTCAGTTGAGTTTGAACAAGATAATCTTAATGATGATTCTTGGTTAATTTCAAAGTTTACTACAGTTATCACTGCCAACGAAGCTAACACCGTAGAACCTTTAAGCGAAGCTGGTATATATATAGCGTCCAGTGATGCACAAGGATTTGCAGGACCTTTTACATTATTTGCTAGAGTGACATTTCCATCAATTACAAAAAATAATACTCGCCAATTAGTATTTATTTGGTATGTTTATTTTTAGCAAGTTATTTAAAAAGATACTTTTTTTTAAAAAGAATGTAATCATAGAAACTATTCTAAAGGATGTTTTTATTTTTTTTTTGTTTTTAGAAAGGAGAAGTTTTATTAGAGTTAAGCTTTATGATAGAAAATTTAACAGAAAATTAGGAGGCAAAACATGCCAAACATTTCTCCAGGTGTATATACTAAAATTTTTGATATGTCAACTTATGTATCCCAAGTTCCTGGAACAATCGGATTCATGACTGGCTTATCAAAGAAAGGCAGAGACAATGAATTGCTTTTTGTTGGAAGCAGACAAGAATTAATTTCTGAATGGGGTGAACCAAACATTATTGAATACGGTAAAAATTACGGACAGGGTTTATACAATGCTTATAACTATTTGGGAGAGTCTGGGTCTTTATACTGGATGAGGCCATTGCCGGATGATGCCGCTTATTCAAATATAAGAATAGACGCATCTTATAATCCGCTTACTGACTCAACAGCTTCTATTTTAGTTACATATGTAGATTCGATTAATACAAAAGAAGAGTTAAAAACCAGTTTAGAGAGTACAGGGACCACTTATCCAATCGGGATTTTATATCCAATTGGACGCGGTGATTATTATAACGGAATTTCAGTTAGATTTACAGAGCATGCAAATCCGTTATTATCTGGAGTTTACGTACTAGATATCTACGAAAGACAATCTGACGGTGACGAAGTAATAGTTGAATCATTCGAAGTTTCTTTTAATCCAAACGCTAAAGACTTAACAGGGGACTCTATATATATTGGATATATTTTAGAAACTTATTCTGGAATTTTAAGATGGGAAATGACAACGGCAGATGAGAGTTATACAAGCGGTTATGATCTGGTTGTAAAAGTTTATGATAAAGATCTAACCTCTTCCGTTGAAGTTGACAAAACTCAAGTTGGCGCTTCGATTAAAGATATAAAACAAGATTTTTCGGAATGGCAATCATTGGCTGCGCCTGCAACTTATTTAATTGTTGTTAAAGACGGAAGAGGAAATAGTTTACATGGATGGTGCGGAGCTTCGTTTGATTCTGATGCTAGTATAGAAATCTATATGGACAACCAACTAACAACCAGAGGATGGAATGGAAATACTTCATTATTTGATGAAAATAGCACAATCACATACCAAGTTAGAAAATCAAATACAAGTATAGCAACGGCTTTTGCTTCGGCAGAGCCTGTTCCGATGAAAAAGGGATCAGATGGTGCACTATTAAATTCAGATGGTTCTTTAAATCAAACTGTTGCGACGACTTTATTATCTCAAGCATATTCGGGATTACTGGATGATAAAGTTTTAGATACAGAAAATGTTTACTTCACTCTCGTGTTTGATTGTGGGTATCCGGATGATGTTAAAACTCAAATTAGTACTCTTTGTCAAACTAGACGGGATTGTGTAGGAATTATTGACAATGGAGACAATGCAACATTCCAAGTGGCAATTGAAAACAGAGAAACAGCACATACTTTCAATACATACTTTGTTTCTATTTTCGAAAATTATAATAAAGTATATGATATATTTACTGGGCAAGATATTTGGGTATCTCCTTGTTATCATATGTCATACATACTTCCAAGAAATGATAGGGTTGCCGAATTATGGTATGCCGCCGCTGGGTTTAATAGAGCATCTATTGACTCAATTAAAGAGGTTAGATTTAATCCTAGATTAGGTCAACGAGATAAAATGTACTTAAAACAGTTAAACCCGATTGTTCATTTTGCTCCTGGATATGTTGTTTGGGGGCAATTAACATCGCAATCGAAAGCTAGTGCTCTGCAAGATTTAAACATAGTTAGATTAGTTCTTTATATTGACAGAGCATTTAAAGAATATTGTAGGTTCTTTATATTCGAACAAAATGATCAAATTACTTGGAATTCAGTGAGTGGCGATTTAATTGATTTCTTAGAGCAAATCAAAAGAAAGAGAGGGTTATATAATTATTCGGTAGATGTAGGGGCCACTGACTATGAGAAAAAGAACAAAACATTCCATGTTAATGTAACGCTCGAACCTACCCGTGTTGTAGAGAAGATTGAACTGAACTTTTATATTAAATAAGTAAAGTTTATAACTACCCCTCTATAGAACAAATAAAAAAGTTCTATAGAGGGGTAGTTTTTTTCTATGTTTATTTGTGAAATATGTAAGTTTAGAGCTAAATCCGCAAGAAGCCTATCAAAACATCTAAATAATCATTCCATATCAAAAGAAGAATATTACTTAAAGTATCTATCAACATCCAGTTCAGATGGAATTTGTAAAAACAAATCATGTACAAACAAAACCACATTTATTAGTATAACAAAAGGGTATAGAGATTTTTGTTGTAAAAAATGTATAAGCGAATATTACAATATTCCAGATAAAGTTAAAAAAACAATAACTGAAAAATATGGAGTTTCTAATATTAGCCAATTAGAAAAGATTAAAGAAAAAAGAAAAACTACTTCCTTGCAAAAATATGGTGTAGATAATCCAAGCAAATCTAAATTAGTTAAAGATAAACGAAAAAAAACATGTTTAGATAAATATGGAGTGGATAATCCAAAGAAGCTAAACAGTACAAATGAAAAATATAAACAAACATGTTTAGATAAGTATGGAGTAGAAAATGTTTTTCAATCAGAAAAAATAAAAGAAAAAATAAAACAAACATGCTTAGATAAATATGGTGTTAAAAACCCATTTCAAAATAACAAAGTAAAAAACAAATATAGAGAAACATGTTTGACTAAGTATTCTGCAGATCATCATATGAAAAATGAAGATATTAAAAATCGAGTATCTAATAAAAGTAAAATTACACAACAATCTCATATTAGTTATTATCTTGAATTTTTACAAATTGAACTAATGGATAAAGAATTTATAAATTCTCATTATTTACATAACTGGAAATGTACGAAATGCGGATTTAAATTTAAAATGATATGGAATTCAATTCAGCAAGGATATACATGCCCAGTATGTAATCCAAGAAGAAAAGGATATAGTTTAACAGAAAAACATCTGGTAGGTTTTATTAAAAATAACTTGAAAGAAAAGATATTTGAAAAAGATAAACAAACTATTAAGCCAAAAGAATTAGATATTTATATTCCATCAAAAAACATTGCTATTGAATTTAATGGTTTATATTGGCATAGTGATTTAGTACTAAATGATCCAGTAAATTATCATTTAAATAAAACCAATGATTGCCAAAAAAAGAATATCCAACTTATTCATATATTTGAAGATGAATGGGTTTTAAAACAAGACATAGTTAAAGCTAGGTTAAAACAGATTCTAGGTATTTCATCTGCAAAAAGAATTCATGCTAGAAAATGTACAATTAAAGAAATTGATCCTATCATAAAAAATAATTTCTTGGAGAAATACCATATTCAAGGAAGAGATTCGTCCACAATTAAATTAGGCGCTTTTTTAGTTTCTGTTATGACTTTCTCTGTGCCTAATATTTCAAAAGGCGGAGATCCAACTAATAAGTTATTTTGGGAATTGAATAGATTTTGTACAAATTATAACTACCGTATTCCTGGCATAGCTAGTAAATTATTAGAATATTTTAAAAGAAATTATGAGTGGAATAAAATATTTTCTTATGCAGATAAGAGATGGAGTTCTGGAAATCTGTATAAAAAATTGGGATTTAAATTGGATAAAGAAACAAAACCAAACTATTGGTATGTTAAAGACTTCAAAAGAATTCATAGATTTAACTTAAGAAAAAAACAAGATGAACCAAAGAATATACCAGAATGGGTACTAAGACAAAAAGAAGGATATTCAAGAATTTGGGATTGTGGGAACTTAAAATTTGTTTTA